AGATACCTAAGTGTTCGAATAGTACAGGAAGAAACAAGTCAACATGTTTCTCAACGACGGTACTCCTCATCACGATGGTATAGCCAATGAACACTACACCATTTATATGATCAATCATAACCCAAAACTCGCACCAATTCGTGAAAAGTTGGGTCATCTCGTTCACATGGGTGGTACGCAGCAAAACCCTGACGCCATGTGTCTCGCGACAGGAGTCAAGGTATCATTAAAAAACAAGGAATCTGAAAGTGGGTCATTTGACTGGAAAAACATGTCTTTCGTTGATGACGAATTCGGTGCTCTTCACAAATCAATCATTCAGTACTACAAACAGTACCCAGATGATGAGAATGATGTCCGGGGTATGTACAAAAAACTATTTCACACGATTTCAAAGACCCTCGATACAGGTTCGATGCTCAAGCGCGTCCTCGACGGACACGATTCTGAGTGGATTGTTTTGAACTTCAAACAAAAGAGAGAGATGATCCTATTTCACCGCGATGAACTCACCGAGATGTGGAAGAACCCGGGGGAGTGTATGGTTCGAAACGGGTGCGCCAGTGGGAAGATTGAGGGGACACCCAACCTTCGCATGCGTGTATGTTTGAACAATGGTGTCCGCGCCCTACTCGGACGAGGTTCCACCATATGTGTGAAGATCCAACAGGATCAACCACGTAAGCTCTTGGCTCAGCTCAAGAACTCTATTCGGTGCGCGTACTAATTATAGCCGTATTATCGTTTTTATCAATAAGAATACAAGATCGTTTCAAGTTTTTTGCTGCTTTTCCGGTCGTCCCCGATCCACACATGGGATCGAGTACGGTATCCCCTTCATCTGTGGAGATTGAGATGATTCGTTCGAGGAGTTTAATCGGTTTCGTGGTGGGGTACGTTCGTAACTCGGAACCCTGGCTGATTGAGTGAATATCGTCCCATAGATCAGTACATGGTTTTCCCTCAGTCTCATGGAGATAAATCTTCTTGTATAGTTTCGAATTCTTTGTCTTTGGTGTGTGAATTCTGTTATCCACCCTAAGGCGCTCGAGTTCTTCTTGTTTAATTCGCCACCCAGATGGTGGGTCATACACTCGATCTCCAAATTCAAACGTGTAGATGTACCCCTTTTTTGTATTCTCTGTGGCGAGATGCCCCAAAGAATAGTTTCCCCTATCATCTTTGTTGTTGAATGAATTCTTCACGTACATCTCATCCCTCGATTGGTACACGAGATTAAACTTTGGTTTAGTTGATGTGCTACATCTAAAAATGATATCGATGGTCGCTCCGAGTTTATGTTTCACATTATTCTTGGAGCGACACTTTTTCCAAAAAATTGGTTGAACGTATTTAAACTTCTCCCTCAGAATCTGTTCGGGTGTAAACATCTTTTCAGCTGAGATATGAAAAAAGAGAGACCCATCTTTCTTCAGTTTTGGAATACATTTGTCTATGACCTGCTCGATGAAGTCTTTATAATCCCCACCCTTCCAGGTATCTGTAAACCCCGTGGAGTTATCATGGGACATTGTGTAATCACGACCACTGTCGAACGGTGGGTCGAGATAAATCACGGCGATTGAACCATCCTTTACGAGACTGAGTTTTTCTAAACAGTCCCCGATGATATATTCCATTACAACATGTACACTGATAAACTTTAACCTAAGTAACAGTATTAAAAATACAAAAACATGTCTGAACATGGAAGAGATTCGTAAGAATCACAACGAGGCGAAGAGGGTTTTGATTCGCTCGGTGGCTCGAGAGGGACAACACATCCTCGATGTTGGATGTGGTTTTGGTGGAGATCTTCAGAAATGGCACAATTGTGGTGTGAATATTAACATGTGTGACCCCGAACCCTCAGCACTTGAGCAGGCTCGAGAGCGCGCAAAGAATATGCGCATGCGAGTGAATTTCTATGAGGGTGATATCCATCAGTGTCCCCATCGGAAGTTTGATGTCATCTGTTTCAACTTTTCACTCCACTATATATTCGCATCGAGAGATTTGTTTATGAGTTCTCTCAGGGAAATTAAGAAGCGTGTAAAACACGGGACCTATCTTGTGGGTATCATTCCGGATTCAGAAAAGATTATATTTAAAACACCACTCATCGATGATATGGGAAATTTTTTCAAGTTGAAGGACCATGGGAATGGGGACTTTGGTGAAAAGTTGTTTGTACACTTGACTGATACACCTTATTACGCGGATGGACCTAAATCTGAACCTGTGGCGTATAAGGATCAACTCGTGACGCATTTAGAACAATTTGGGTTTAGATTACAACTTTGGGAGGGACTGTGTGGAAATCCAATCTCAGAGTTGTATAGTAAATTTATCTTTGTATATGATAGATGAAACTTTTTGTTATATTATTTTTGATTAATTTAGTTATTCTCTTTATGATACGACAACCACAGGAACTCGTTGATGTGAAGGAAAAGTATCAAATTCTCCGTGATCATATAAAATCGACGGGAAATGAAAAATTCAAAATGCTTATCCACCCCATCCCCATAACAGGTGTGAAGCGAATGAACGGAACCGTTGGATACAATGTCAACAAGGGTGCTGACATAACTATATGTCTCGACGGTGATTCGAATAAGATTTTCCACGTTCTCATTCATGAACTCGCACATAGCACAGTCACAGAGTTTTCACATTCTAAGAATTTTTGGAAAAACTTTGTAGAGTTGAGAGGTATTTGTGAATCCATTGGGATTTACAAAAGGATGTCCGGGAGAACTAAATTCTGTGGTCAGCATATTCAGGATAAATAATAATCTCGTGATACTATAAATGCAAACTCCCACAACACAAATGTTGCTGGCTCTCTTTTATTGGTTGGTTTTCTTTGCCATTACTCAAGTTCCAGTTCACGTTGATAACTATTACGCGAACCTGGTTTTCCTTACTGTTATCATCCCCAACGCGGCTCGTTATATCGTGGGGGAACAACCTGAGCTCGCAGTTGATCGATCCTTCTTTGCTATGGCTACCCTCCTCGCGCTCATCATCACGTTCGCTGTGAACGAATTGTGGAAGCGGTCTAAGGATACAGTCAAGAATTTTCATAGGAGCGATCGAAAGAAGCGTCTTGAGTTAACAGCTATTCTCGCCGGTGCTTTCACCGTTGGTGCTTTAGTCATCTACTTCTCCGGTATAGATAACTCGATTTACAACAACATGATGGTACAACAGTAATTAAACCTTGATAATATATGTCTTAGTGATGTAGAAAATGATCGCAGCCACCACACCGGTGGTCGCGAGACCGACAACACTTCTACCCCCCTGTTCGTTAAGGAACTTGGGGATAGAGGTCGCAAGACGATCCTGAATGGGTTTGCTGACGGCGATCGCTGTGCCGACGGCAACGATGAGCGCAGTGAGCTGATCATCGGTCAAGTTGAGAGGGTTTTTGCTTTCAGGGAGTGTATCAATCTGTTGGGTGGGAGCAGGGGTGGGATACACACCCTGCTGAGGCTGTACCATTTGGGGCTGTACCCTGGGGTCGTCCATCATTGGGGAATGCTCCATCATAATATCATTTATAGGTGTAGAATCCATCGCGTCTTTATCTTTACTCATATTTTTTTCAATTGTTTTAAACGCTGTCGATGGTTTATCTTGAATAGGAACCATCCCATCCCCGTCGTCAAAAAGATTCATGGTGTTTACTTGATCGGTAGCCATTTAATATATTCATATGTTTTCTTGAAGTGTTAAGTGACGCAGTTTACTTCTTTTTCGTGATCGTGAGTGCGGTTTTCTTCGTCGCCTTCTTAGCATCTTCATCTGTTTGTGTGAGATGTTTGGGGTTGTACATCTTTTTATGCATCTGCCACAGTTGTGAACTCCCAACCCTGAAATTCTTTCGAACGGTCGCCTTGTACCAGAAGACACAATCCTGGATCTTGTTAGACTTTACCGTGTTGTCTAATACGAGACACTCGTAGTTTTCTGTACACGCGTCCATCACCTTACAAAACATGTCGAATGATGGAAAAATACCAAAGAATGACCTGTACAACTTTTCTCTATTCTGAATGATATTTTCCCTGAGGATAAATACATAATCGACGTTCGCTCGAAGTGCTGGTGGAAGATCCATCACGTACTGCATGGTCAGCATGAAGAAAATCTTCCAGTGTCGACCATTCATGAAACATTGTCGAATACACGTGTCTTTGAGAAACTTTGAATCGTACATACAATCATCTAAAAGCATGAACGCACCACAATTTTCTCGACCGTCACCTACCAATTTTCGCTGTCGAGACATCACTCTCTCTATAGCATCCCTATCATAATCACCATATATGAATAGGTCGGGAATGAAATCAGAGTAAAAGTGATTTCCTTCCTCGGTTCCTGAGAGTACAATCCCAGCTGGGAGATGTTTCTTATGATACATGATGTCTTTCACCAGGGTCGACTTACCAGTATTACGCTTACCAATGAAAACACATACTTTATCATCAGCGATACCTTCTGGTTTGAACTTCTTCAACTGAAGATTCATTCTGATATAGTGTCCCGTTTTATTTAGTACAATTTTACTCATATACTCCTCCTAAGTCTTCGTGTTGGTGAGGAAATAGTAAATGGACACGATGATGGAACAGTATATCGAGACGATGACCAACATTCTAACACCCGTGATGGAGCGAGCGACTATTCTCGCAGCCGAGTATTCTAAAGCCTGTGGGAGAGACGTTCTTCTACCAGAGGATATAGAGTATGCGATGAAATATTGTGCGATGCACACAGTCGGTCTCTCAATTGGAACCCTATTCCCCGAGATTTATGAAGATGATGAAGACTCAGACGAAGAGGTAGATGTGGTATCAGAAGAGGAATGCCCAGAATTTGTTCGTTATTCAGGAGAAGACCCCAAATTTCTTAACATAAATGATGCGTACGATCAATGGGGAGAATGGGTGCCTCAAAACCCGACAGAAGAGTTGTTAAAAAATACTATTAATAGTAATGTACACATGGGAGCCTGATGGTTGGAACTTTTCAGATTCCGGAGTAAAACTACATGTGTACAGTGATGATGATTCGGAGAGTAACAGTAGTTCTTGTGCTGAAATATCAGGAGATGATCAACTCTTAAAAAAGGTGAAAACAAAATACAAAAAAATTGATAAGGAGGAATTATTACCAGAATAAATAATTTTCGCGGTGTATACTATATTACTCACAATGAAGGATGCTATTAAGACTGTCACTCTGGTTACCCAGGAACTCGAAACGCAATCCCTGAATGCGATTGTTGCCGGCTTCTCTTTCGCCGCTGCGATGTCTTGGATGGATGTCGTTCGCTTCATCATCAACCAGGTCATTAAGGTGCCCAAGAACGGTGGTGCCCAGTACGCGCTCACTGCGGTGCTCACCACTCTCCTCTCGATTGCGGTCTTCATGACGATCTCCACTGTATCCACCCGTGTGTCCAAACCTGCCCAGCCCGTGTACGCGATCTCTCGTTAAACTTGGGGTGGTGGTGGTAAGGGTTTAGGGTTTGTGAGGAGCATTAACATAATTCCAAAGAAAATGATAACACCGATGTAAATGTACACATCCTGGTTATAAAGAATCTTCGCCTCAGGTTTCTTTATTACTTCAACATCATCCTTCTTAATCACCGTTGTAATTGGAACCTTGGGTAAACCCTCTAATTTATCAGTGGAACACCTAATTTCAAATTTCAGAACATGATCCTGATTTCTGAAATCGTATGGAATGAGGCGTCCATGACTCATGTAAAAGAATTCAATTTTCAAATCCTTTATGATTTTTTGAGATCCAGAGTGGAAATGGTGTATGAGTGGATCATCAGTACCATGTATATTGATAAAGTCGGATCCATCGAGGAGAATGTGTCCAGTGTAGAAGGGTGTTGAGCTATACACAGATTGTGTAAATTCATCAGACCCCGTTGTGAGTTTGAGTATGAGAGAATTAGGTCCCTTCAGATTGATCGCACCTGATCTAAGTATCCCACCAGCCGACGTTTGATTATTAGAACTAAATCCAAAGAGTTGATGTGGTGTCGTTAAGGAAGATGTCGTTTGTAAGAATCCATTTGTTCCATCAAAAAATTCGAACGTGAATGCATTAGATGTTCCCACGTTGGAAAAGCTAATCGAATTTGTATCATCATCATACACGGCGAGACTCACATTTGAAGATGGAGGTGCCAAAAGAGTTTCAAGATCTTGAGCCAAAACATGTCCATTAGAATAGTTTGTTTCGGGTAACGTGATGCTTGTACCGTTCACACTGAACGTGTTATTCGTAGGGCATATCATGAGTTGTGGTGTAGGAATCCTGGCGGAAATGAGTTTAATCTCAGAGACGTCATAGATTGGATTTTTCAGATGAACTATATAAGTATTTGGTTTTGAGAATGTGTTTGAATAATCATCTATCACGTACGAACCGTTAACGTCCTGATACGAATTTGATGCGATTATATTCACACCGTGTTGACTACTATCTATGCTGAGGTTATGGACCTTCATTAAAATAGAGGTATACTATTTTAATGATTGTTTTTCATCAATCGACCATTTTTTTCATTTAAGCATAAAGTGAATGTGAGAGAGGATTGTTCTTTAACTGCTTCGTCGCAATATCGAGCGTTCTCGAGTTGGGGTTTTCATTACCCTTGTAAGGATTGAGTTGATGGAATGTGTTGTTCTGATATTGTTGGGTCCAGGCACCATTCGCAGCGTTCATACGACCATCGATTCGAGAGGTATCACTTCTAACCGTTGTAATTTGTCCACCTTGCTTGAGGGCACTCTCACGGACATTCATGCGACCAGCGTTACCCATACGATTGGGCTTACCGCGACGATCTTCGGGTCGGAAACCATACTTCATGAGCTCCTCGTTCGTTTTCTCAGTAATCTTGGTAGCAACATTATTCGTGTACCCACCATGGAAACTGTGAATACCTGGGGCTGGCTGGTTCGCGTATGCGTACTGTTCGTCATTGCGATCACCTTTGAAACGAGTT